ATTAGCGCCTTCTTCATCAATCGACTTAGCCGCGAGTAGATTGTCGGTTCGCTTTTCCCCGTCAGTGCTTTAAGCTGGGCAAGGCTAATGGGGCCACTTGTCCTGATGATTGAAAGGATTAAATCAATTGACGGGCTTGGCCGGAACTGTGTGCGCCTAGGCTTACGTTCGCGGATTCGCTTTTCAACGTCAACGTAGTGGTGCAATTGCGGCGGCATAGCGCCAGGGTAAGCGCCCCCGATCCATTTTGTTTCCGGCGTGTAATTCATCTCAGCCCCAAAGTAAAAAACAGAACCTAGCAGTGGCAAAGCAAAAGCCAAGCACGCCACCAAGCACCGCAGACATAGCCACCAGCGCCGCCACTACAGCAACACCAGCCATCAACCATTCCATCATTCCAATAAACAGCTTCATACCGAAAACCCACGCGATTTGATTTGCAAGTGGTCATCAGCGCCAGGCCGACCGGATTGCATACGCTCCCCATCACCAACCGAATAATTCCCACGCTTGAAAACGTTATCACTTGGCGGCATGGCGCGGCCCGGCAATTTAGGCATCAGCACCGCGCCACCGCTTACATATCTCTTGGGGTTCTTGTCGCTTAATGGTGGCAACACATGACTCAGGCTCTGGCGATTCTCACGCAGCACAGTACGGGTGCGTTCAGCAACAGTGCGAACAGTTTTGTCGATAGGCTTGGTCATTTCAGCTCTCCATACAAATAAGCCTTCAGGCGCTTGATGCGGTCATTGTGGTACTCAGCCATGCGCTTCGCGTATTCCATGCTGGAACAGGCATCTAGCAGACTACGATGGGCCTCCTCAAGCTCACGAGTTGCGAGAATCTCAGCACTAGGCTGGCGGAACATTTCAAGAAGTTTGGCGATCATCTTATTTGCCTAAATTTTGTTTCAGGATGTGCAGCACATGAGCCGCCATCGTGCGCGTATTCGCCGCCGCTTCAGCCTTCAAAAGCACCAGGACGCTTGCAGGCACGCGGATGGTGATGCCCTTGTCTTTAATTTCTTTCGTCATTCCATTTTCTCCAGTTGGTTAAAAAAAGCGCCTATTTGCAACTTTGCATTTTCAGCACCTGTTGCAACTATAACAGCATAATTAACACTTTCAAGATACTTTATAAAACTTTTCTGCTCAGGGCTAACACCTCCCCCCTTTGTCCGTTTCATCTCAACCCACAGACGCCAAGCAGGAATAAACAAATCAGGCACGCCCCGCACCACGCCCTCAATCTTTAACTTGGTGGCCGTGCGAATATCCCGCGCCCCACCGTTGGGTATGGCGAAAATAATCACCCCAGGCCACGCCCGGCGAAACCATTGCACCGTCATCGCTTGCTCGTGGTGCTCAGTCGGTACTTCAATTTTCATAATCCAAGGCTCCATACACTGTTAATCATTTTGTGGAGTGGCAAAACCTTCTTAGTCTCCACTACGCGAGCACGACGCTCCAGCGCATCGCGCCACCCAGGCACACACACATATTCAATGTGCCGGTTCTCAGGATTCATTTCCATCAGGCCCATATTCACCGCCCGTAGGCAATACTTGCTGGCGTTCTCGATGCTCACCCCCTCAAGTTGCCCCCACACCTCCCGCGAGGTCATCGCCCGACCCTCCGCGTCCAGGATGGCTAGGCACTGGCGAATCCGCTGGCCCACAGGCCGCGCCCTCAAAATGGAATCTCCAGTTCCCACTCAGGGCACAAATCCACAGTAGCCGCGAAATCCTCTGGCGGCTCCATGAAGAACGCCACGCATAGGCCATCATTCCCATAGTGCTCACAGGTATGGCAGCACTTTGGTGGCCCCGCCTTGTAGAGCGTTACAGCCATCGGCTCGGGGTGTCTTTGTTTCATTCCCATGTCCTCTTTAAAACTCTAAAAAATTTACCGTCTTTTTTGTACTCAATGCCCGCCGGTGGCGTGCCTAAGTTCATCAGGTCTGCAACATCCATCAACTCCACATTAGGCGTCAACTGCATGGGCACCTTGGCGCTCGACGCCATCGAGCAAAGCAAACGCATCGACTTATCACCCGCATACCCATCATGCGCCACCGCCAAATATTCAGTAATCGGCGCATCACTCAAGCCCCCATAGTAGGTGCAGGCCAGCATCTCTTTGCCACTCGCCCGACTCAGGTGCTTACGCCACATCCAATGCGTCACCTCCATATCCTTACCTTCCAACCCCATGATGTCATCATTACGCAGCGCCATCGACTTCGCCACCGGCTCAGGGAATGCAGCACCGCAGGCCGGGCAGATTTGAACCGAGATCGGGCACAGCTCCCCGCAGGCCTCGCAAACTTTAATCGGCGCTTCCCCATCGCCCAGGCTCCCCTTCTTCGGTGGTTGCACCGCCGTAATCGGCCCGTGCATCTCCACCACGCCAGCGAAATCCAGCACCAGACAATGATCGGTGTGAGACTTGGGACGCAGGCCACGCCCAGCCATCTGGACATACAGGCTGGCGCTCATGGTGGGGCGCATCATCGCAATCAGATCAATGTCCGGGTAGTCAAACCCGGTTGTCAAAACATTGGCATTGGTCAGCGCCCGAATCTTGCCAGCCTTAAAGTCAGCCAACATACGTGCACGTTCTTTTTTCGGTGTTTCCCCGGTCACACAGTCAGCCACCACGCCGTAATCATTCAGCACCTCCGCCACATGGCGTGCATGGTCAACCCCGGAGCAAAAGAACAGCCACGCCTTACGCCCCCCAGCTTGCGCAATTACCTCCCGCACTACGGCGCTATTCAGATCGTCGTTATCAACCGCCGCCTGTAACTCAGATTCAATAAATTCACCCCCGCGCTTATGCACGCCCGAGGTGTCCAGCTTCGCCCGTGTCACCTTGGACCGCAGCGTCGCCAAGTGGCTTTTGAAGATCAATTCCTCAATACTCACCGGCTCTATAAGCGCATCAAATAGCGCAGGCTTATCCGTTATCAGCCCATGCCCCAAACGAAAAGGCGTGGCCGTTAAACCAATAACCCGCATCGCAGGATTAATCAGCAGCAACTCAGCCAGCAGCGTGCGATAGCCGCCCTCGTTCTTGTGCGACACCAGGTGGCACTCGTCAATGATGCACAAATCAATATGCCCCAGCTCACGCGACTTCGTGCGCACCGACTGAATCCCGGCAAACGTGATCGGCTCCCCCAGATCACGCCGCCCAATGCTGGCCGAATAAATCCCCATCGGTGCACCAGGCCAGTGCTGGCGCATCTTTTCAGCGTTTTGAATGATTAATTCGGCCACATGCGTGAGCATCAGCACTTGCGTGTCCGGCCAGTTCTGCAAAGCATCTTTGCACAATGCCGCCACAATGTGGCTCTTGCCCGACCCCGTAGGCAACACCAAGCAAGGGTTGCCCACGTTCCCAGCCTCAAACCACGCATAAAGCTGGTCGATGGTGCGTTGTTGGTAATCACGAAGCATTTTTATTCACCAAATCAAAATAGTATTCAATCCACATTCGTGGCTCCAAGGTCGCCACATGGACAAAATCAGGGTTTTTATCAAGCTCCCGTGCATCCTCAACGTACAGCGCCTTCACCTCCCTAGTCTCAATATGGCGGTACACAAACACGGTGGCGTCCAGGCGGTGCGTCATCCCACCACCCGCCCATCCCAAACCTTACGCGCCTCGGCAATCAACGGGTCGCCACTTGTGCAAGCCGCCACATTAGCCAGCAGCTCAGTGCTACCGTAGACACCTTCATCCGGTGCACCATTGGCTACTTTCTGCCCGTCCACCTCGTAGATAGCCGTCCACTGGTCAGGCCCGTCTAGGCGCTTCCACGGCACCATGTCAGGATGCAAAACATGGTTATCACAGCCGGTGTGCTGGGAATCCAACGGAATCACATCATCCCACCGCGCACAGTGCCACGTCGAATCACTCAGCGGTGTGGCGTGCGCACAGGTGCGGCAATTAACGTGCTTCGTGGTTTGCGTCTTATGGCAAAACTCATGGGCAGAACAGAACTTGCATTCGAACCAATCCGCACGCGTGCTCAACGGCTCCGGCATACGGTCAGACAGCGTTATGCGGTGCGCCCGCTCAATCGCCTTATCCGCCACCGCCTTGTCGTACTTCACACGCTCCGTGTAAATCCGGTCATCGTCTTTACACACCGCCAGGTAAAGCGCCCGATCAATCCGCGTGCCCTTCATGTAAACCTGCATTTGCACATAATGCAAAGGCTTCGACTTCTGAACCCCGTTCTTTTCCACATCATCAAAAGACTTCTTTGCGTGAGTTTTGAACTCCGCCACATGGCGCGACTTCGGCGCATCAGGCACGCCGCTTTCAATAATCCCGTCCAAGCTCCCCGAAACGTGACCACCAAAGTCAACCCGGCTCTGCTCGCCCGTCGTGCTCCGGATGTCAATCCCAATGGCCCGCAGGTCACTCACAATCGTGACCTCTTCCATGTGGCCCCGGCGAAACAGGCGCAAAATGCGGCCCTTGAATTTCTCCTGCACCGCCCAGCGAAAGGACAGCCACAGCTTACGGTCGCAGGGGTCACCCAGCATCGAAGCACCAAGGTGACCCCGTGGCAACTCCTTGCGGCCCTCGTGCACTTGGTCAATCAGGGCTTGAATCGTGTTTGTTTGTTCAGGTATGTTCATGGCGTTCTCAAAAAAAG